GCTTAATTTTTTTCTGCGTAGCTAGTGGCTTACCTAGTGATCTAAAGTGGGGGATTGCAGGAGACAAGTATCGCGATAGGTTATCTCGCTCTGACTCAGCCCTAACTGTCATTACAGGAATTTTATCTTTTAGGGCGCTTTTATATTCTTCATCAAAGCAGTTCTCAGCCCATTTAATTATCTGGGCATCACTTACATCAGGTTCCTCTATAGCTATACATAGAGCCTTATCTACAGCCGTACCTCGCCACATTGCGGGTATACCAAACCTATCCCTAAAACCAGAGACATGAAGTATCCATCGTTGGGGGTTGGTAATAAACTCATTAATTGAGCTTGCACTCAAATGACCTACGTTGTGTTTCTCAAAGGGGTTATTAATCATGGGGGGGTCTCGCACCTTTTATTAGTTTGTGGGCTAATTATGGGACAAAATGGGTTGATGTGCAAGAACTTTCTTGATACTATAGTCAAACTATTATGGTGGACTTATGAAATTATCAGCTTGGCTCAAAGAAAACAAGATGACTCAAAAGCAATTTTTAGAGTCAGCTTCTCGCGACCATTCCGCTGGATTTAGCTATCACGCTTTAGTAAAGTGGTGCAGTGGACAGCGAATACCTCGACCTGAGGATATGAAAGTAATTCACCAAGCTACCGACGGAAATGTTACGCCAAACGACTTTTACCTCTTGCAATAATTTTACGCATAGCCCATTATGGGCATATGAGTACAGACGCAATTAATTGGGTAAGGACGTTACCCTGCCCGACCCCCACCACTAAATTAGTGCTGTTCATGCTTGCAAATTATGCAAACAAAAGAACACACAAATGCTTCCCATCTGAAAAACACCTTGGCGAAATATGCGGAGTTTCTGACCGATCAGTGCGTAGATGCATTGCTACATTAGAGAATCTTGGCTACATAACCATTCAAAAGCGCTTAGGAATGACTAACTTATACAGGGTTAGTATGGCCGCGAGTGACCACCCTACTCAGGACACCAGTGTCCGCCCCCTTAGGACACCAGCGTCCCCCAATACATTAGATATACATAACACAAACCCCCGACGAAAAAATAAGAGGACTCAAAATGACCTTGCAGGATGAAATATTTGAAAAGCATGGATTAATAATAAAGCACCTAGATGAAGGTAATCACAAGACAAAATGCCCTCAGTGCCAACCGCCACATGATGCAAGTGATAGGCCAATGTCAGTTGAAATATCAAATGAGAAGATTATTTTCTTTTGTCATCATTGTGAATTTAAAGGTGGGGTCATGGCGCAGAGTGCTTTAACTGGCACGACAAGAAAATTAGAGCCGCAAAGAAAGCCGTTTAACCCTAGCCCTCCAAGCGACTCTAATTTTCTAGGTGATTACTTTAAGAACAGAGGAATTTCAAAAGAGACTTATGAGGCGTTTAAGGTTTTCTCTGAGAATGATGAGTGGATAGGTTTTCCATACAACGGAGAATCAGGCCAGTGCGATAACATTAAATATAGGCATAAAGATAAGCGGTTTAAACAAAGCAAGGATCCAGTTAAGTCTCTTTACAATTATCAGGCGGTTGTGGAATCTAATGTGGCTATTTTTGTTGAGGGTGAGATGGATGTACTAAGTGTCCATGAATGTGGTTTTACTTGCGTTACTACCCTACCAGATGGCGCTCCAGCTAAAGCGGCATATAAAGAACACGATAAAAGGTTTAAGTGTTTGCAGACTCACCCACTAAAGGCCAGCAAGATTATTTTGTTTTGCGATGCTGATGGGGCGGGGGATAACCTGAAAAAAGAACTGTTGCATAGGTATGGAAAAGCTAAGTGCTGGTATGTGAAGCCCCCAGAAGATTGCAAAGATGCCAATGATGTTTTGATAAAGCATGGTAAAGAATACCTGTATGAACTTATAAAAAATGCTAGGCCATGCCCTGTTGATGGGCTGTATACCGTTGGAAATTATTATAGTGAGGTCATGGATTTATACCGTGGCAACTATGATAAGCCTGTCAATATTGGCTACCACAACCTAGATAAAATTTATAAGGTTATGAAAGGCACGTTCCATGTTTGGACAGGTATCCCGAACCACGGCAAGAGTACATTTTTAGATCAGTGCTTAATACAGCTTGCTAAAAACCATGATTGGAAATTTGTGATGTTTTCACCAGAGCATTCTACAAAGATGCATATCAGGCGGTTGTTGCAAATGCTTACTGGCAAACCTTTTGACCAAGGCTTTAACGGCAGAATGACGGAGGAGGAAGCAACCGAAGGGATGCGGTGGATACAAAATCATTTTTACTTTATTGAAACTAGGGAGCATATCCCGAACATAGATAAAATTCTTGAACTAGCCAAGGTGAGCATACAAAAGTTTGGATGCAACGGAATAGTCATTGACCCATACAATGAGGTGGATGCCAGCAGGAAAGGGAGTTATAGAGAAGATGAGCATATTAGGGATTTCATAAGCAAGTGTAAGCGGTTTTGCAAGATGCACGATATTACAACGTGGGTCGTAGCGCATCCGACTAAACTACAGAAAGAGAATAACTCATACCAAGCACCGAGCGCCTATGACATAAGTGGTGCGGCTCATTGGCATAACCAAGCTGATGCGGTGGTGGTGGTGCATAGAGATTTTGACAATAACAGCATACAGGTGATTACCCGAAAGATTAGGGAGCAGGGTATGTATGGGCAAATTGGCGAGGCAACATTTAACTTTGACCAAGCAAGCAGGACTTTTGTAGAGCCGCCTCCTGAAGACTATGGTTACGGAGGGAGAAATGGCCGTGGCTAAATCATCGGGAGAGGAAACTCTGGCAATATTGCTTAGACATTACAAGATACCTTTTCACAGGGAGTACAGATTTCACCAGACTAGACGGTGGAGATTTGATTTTGTTATTGGAAATAACCCTGAGAAAACAAAGATTGCAGTAGAGGTTGAGGGAGGGGTCTACGCTAATGGTAGGCACACTAGGGGGTCTGGGTATTCGGCAGACTTAATTAAATACAATACCGCCTTGCTATGCGGATGGAAAGTTCTTAGATACACGACAAAGCAGGTTAGCGGTAGTTCAATACTTGAAATACAACACTTACTAAAAAACGGAGTCAAAAATGAAAAATGAAACTAAAAATGATGCAAGAAAGCAAACGCTATCCAGAAACTTACATTCACTAATGACATTGAAACGAGTAAATCAAAGCGAGCTATCTAGGGAAACAGGCGTTCCTCAACCGACAATAAGCAGAATGCTATCTTGCGCATCAACGCCTAGGATTACTTCACTGCAAGATATTGCCGAATACTTTGGCGTTGGTCTAGATTACATTACAGGCAAAAATAATTTGTTTGATAATTATGTAAGAGACATAAGCTCAAAAGGCAATCTATTAGATATGGAGGTGTAAGGTGGCTAATGAATCGGGAACCGACTGGAGAGATCATGTGTCTAGCAAGCAATCAAGCTCTGACCCGCTTGATAGGTGCATTGAAGTCTGGGAAGAAGCTATTGCTAACTATGAACTAGCTCAACTGTCTTATGTAGCGGTTGAGTCTAGCTTCAAGGCTTGGGAGGCGGCTATCAAAATGGCGCATATGAGAAATAAAGCATCAGGGGTAATGGCTGAGGGCTTGGTGAGAACTCATAACGATTGGGAGCCGCGTTACCTAGAGTCCCAAACGCTATCGGTAAAGTCTGAAACTGCAAAGCGAATACTTAGAATATCAGAGGCAAAATGGGAAACTGAGAGATCAAAGCAAGTCAGCTTGAGAAATCTGAAATAGTTTCATTTTTTCAAGGCTCTAAAATCGCTCGGAATGTTTTAAGCAAGAAAAAACATTGTAAATTTACGGTGCGCTTTCAATTCACTAAAAATTTCCCTGAAACAGCTCGGAATATTTTAAGCGCAAAAAAGTTTCATTTTTTTACAGTGGTCTAGGAATAATTAATTTTTAAGCGCGAATTTCAGAAAAACAGTGCAAAAGTAATTGGTTTCTACAGGCCGCGTACAGCCTAGCCTGTAGAGGGGCGCAAAAAAGTTTCATTTTTCTTTAGGCTCTAAAGCGCGTCGGAATAATAACGAAATTTTTTTGACTGGTTTTCAAGCCTCTGAGAATTTATAAAATTTTTTTGCGTCCAAAACGCTTCGGAATATTTAACTAATTATTTGGAAGGTTTTTCAGGGGCTGAGAAATTTATAAAATATTTTATGGTCTATTTTAGGTCGGAAAAAACAAGCGAAAAAAAACCCCAAATAGCAGTCAACTAAATGGGGCGATTACTGCAAGGTCTAGCTTCTAAGGTAATCTAAGCTAACGCCATTATTCTGGCGAAGGTAACTATCTGTTACGGCTTCTTTAAGAAGGTGGTTGTCCAAGTTAAAATCAAAGTATCCAGTGGCTATACCATCTAAGTATCCATCGCTAGGGGGGTAGATGCTATCTTGGTCGCACATCACATACAGCATCACTTTACCGTAGTGGGTATGGATGAACTTCTTAGTGTAAAGGTTAGGGAACCCTTCGTACCTATCTAGGGCTTTCTCACACGTTTTAGTTATACGCCATAGCCCAAGACCAACAGCGCTATTTTTTGCGGCACACTCTACATCAGCAACCCCTCTGAACTTTAATGCGTGACCCTTTAAATCATAACTGGCTACAGGATTGGCGCTAGGACATCTAATGCGCATTTGATCCTTATTAAGGTTAGAACCGTAAGCCCCATATAAATAATCAGTTATTACAATGTTCGGTTTCATGGTGATAGTTCCTTTCTTTTGGTTTGGTTTAAATCGTTTTTTCTTATGCAAGTTCATCTTGTCTCTCCGCTAAGTAATCAATTATTTGTGTAGTCACGCCCATGCACATTCCTTCGTCATGGCCTGTCGTGGTAGGTGTAGATAATCCGTTTGCAATTACAAGGTCACTAAATGTAAGCCCCCAGTTCTCTAAGCAATCAGCAACAATAGCTACTGGCATCATGCCTCTGGCTCTGCAGGTAGCGCCCTCTCGGTATAAAAACTCTGTAATATACTCATTACTTAATCTTGCCAATGTTTGTCCGTTTTTAGTTATGTTCCAAGTTTTAGTTTTTTGGGCATAAGTCATTTCACCGCCCGACTTTGAAATCAGGTCTCTAAGCTGTGCATACCACTTGCCTGAGTTGCTTGTAACAGCATTGGTAAGCTCAATGCTAGTCTCAGTAAACTGCATCAAAAAGCTCAACCAGTTTACGATTTTTTTAAACTCAGTGGTTCCGCTATGCTGTCTAAACTCTATAGAGCCTCTATCAGCAATCTGCGCTAGGTTCACTTTAAAGTAGCGTCCTACACTATTTGCCGCCCTTTCTTTAGTAGCGGCACTCTTAACGGTATTCTTGTTGCTACCTATTGTCCTGCACCATTCAGGGCTACCTCTGCGTGATCTTGGCATACAAAGGTCAATTTGATCTTCATAGTTGCTGTATCGCTCATAGGTGGTTTTGATTTGGTCAAGGGTCATATCTCTGCAATCTAAGTGAACGTGTAATCCACAACTTCTATTTACCGTAACACCTTCAACGCTTTCTAAAGCATTAACTACCTTCTGTAATTCCCTAACACCATCAACACCATGCAGTATTGGGCTAACCAACTCTCCAGCGTAGCCTCGCACTGATCTCAAGCTAGCATCGCTAACTATTTTCCAGTGTGGTCGAGTGTTGTGGTTGTAGCTTTCAATGTGGCAACCAACACCAGCAAGGTTGATTGCTTGCTCTACTTGTCTAAGGTTAGCGCCAACGAACTCAATCTCAATGCCAAACATACGGTTGGTAATCTTGGGTAGTGTATTGCTCATATCTTGCACCTTTTATTAGTTGTTTTTTTGTTTCTATATATTTATTATACGCTAAATGTTTACACTTGCAAACATTATTTGCACTAAATGGGCTTTTTTTTATGCTTTTCGGGCTTTAATGGATTTCAATCATGAGGTACAATGTATTTAGACTTAACAATGAGGTGGTCAGATGGCTAATTGGTCTGCTGAAAAAATTCAGCAAAAAAGTGTTGATGCTTTAATTCCTTACGACAGAAATCCTAATATTCACCCTGAATCTCAGATAGATCAGCTTGCTAATGCTGTAAGAGAATGGGGGTGGACTGTGCCTATATTAATTGATGAAAATGACATGGTTCTAGCTGGGCATGGTAGGTTGTTCGCGGCTAAAAAACTAAAGCTAGATACAGTTCCTTGCATAGTAGCTGAGGGATGGAGTGAAGAGCAGAAAAAAGCATATGTTATAGCAGACAACAAGCTGTCTGAAAGTAGTCAGTGGGATGACGCGCTTTACTTCTCAGAGCTTAGGTCGCTATCAGATAGTAATTTTGACCTTTCATTAATGGGTATGCATCCTGACTTTTCTTTTGATGACTTTTCCCCTAACTTGTCTCCAATGCAGACTTTTAGAGATGTTAATCAAAATGATATGGATAGGGCATCTACCAATCTTGAAAACAATATAGCTGGAATATCATCAGACAACTCACTTGACGGTGTTGAAGTGACATGCCCTTATTGCGCTGAATCTTTTAAGTTTAGCGGATCATGACTAATGAAGAAGCTGTATCTATACTTGAATCGTGGAACTGGCGATTTGCTAAAAGTATGCCTAATATCCCTCATTCTTATGCAAGAAAATCAGATAGGTCAGATGTAGGCGAGTTCTTCAAGGTTGCAATGCATGTTAAAGATAATGGTGTTGCAGAAAGATTTTACTCTAAAACATATAAATATTTGTACACTGAAACCCACAAATACTGGGTTATGTATGAAAACATTGCTGAAGCTGAAATAATTAATAGAGCGGAGTTGAGATGATTACAAGTGTAGGTAAGCATAGAGTTCAAATGTCTGATGTTATGAAAGGCATAGATAATTTAATGCAGGGCGAGCAAGCTGACTTTCTTTACAGTGATCCTCCTTGGGGTCAAGGGAATCTTAGGTACTGGCAGACAATAAACAAAAGGCATACAGGTAGGGATAAGTCAGACATTGATTATGCTGAATTTTTGCCGTTTTATTTTAATATGGCCTATAAGTATGTCAAAGATATTTGCGTCATTGAGTACGGTGAGAAATGGAGAGATGACGTAATAAAGGTTGCTTCTGATGCTGGCTTTAAGCATTCAGGGGTATGCACTTCAATGTACCAAGCTGGAAAACTTTTGCCCCTTGATGTACACGTTTTTAGCAAGTCTGGGTCAGTAGTAATGACTGATGACTTTAGGCGAGGTTGCTTGGAGTTTAAAGGTTTAAATTTAGTCAACTTTATCTTTGATCAAATGCTTCCTAAAAATTCAAAAATTGTTTTAGACCCTATGTGTGGAATGGGATACACAGCGCAAGCCACTGTAAATAAAGGATTGGCTTTTCGCGGAAACGAGCTTAATGAGAAACGCTTAGATAAAACTATAGATAGACTTAAAAAGGATGTTGGCTAGTGATTTATCACACCGCTTTAAAAAATAGGTCTGCTAATTATGATGGCATAAAAGAGACTGTTAGAGCGGATCATCCTAGAGGGGTTATGTTAAAGCATGATTTTGTATCTAATGGTTTAGCGCCTGAGTTTAATGAGTGCGATGTGCTATACGCAGAGCCTCCTTATGCTCATAGCGGCCTAAAAATATTTGATGCTAGGGCTGGCGTTAATGATAGAACGTATAGCGATTTAATTAAGGCTATATCTAAAATTTTGCTTGAATGGACTAAGCCAGTATATTTGATTATGAGCAAAACAAATTTAGCAAAGTTACCTAATCCAGATGTAATTGTAGAGACTACTTTAAATGGCGATGTGGTTTCAATGGGTGTCTGGAATGATAAAAACCCTATTTTACTCCCATCAACAGAGCTTATATGTCAAGGACTTGGATCTAGGTATAAATACCTAGGTGATTTTACGTGCGGATATGGGACTCCAGTAAAAAACTTTATTAAGGGTGGGGGCGATAGGTTTGTGGCATCTGATTATGATGGTAAGTGTATAACTGTTATTTCTGGGCAAATGAGAAAAGTATGAAAATCTTTTTAAGAGAAAGTGTTTACGAATCCGCTTTAAGGCGAATAAACCGTATATTTGACGAGTTTGATAATGTAGTTATTAGTTCCAGTGGAGGAAAAGATAGCACAGTCACTATGCAGTTGACGCTTCAAGTTGCGGAAGAGCGAGGTAGGCTACCTGTAAAAATGTTCTTTTTAGACCAAGAAGCGGAGTACAGAATGACCATTGAGTATATGAGGATTGCTATGGCAGATCCTCGTATTGAACCTCTTTGGGTGCAAGCTCCTATAAAGTTATTTAACGCCACATCTATGGATGACCCTTGGTTGATGTGTTGGAAAGAAGGCGAAGAGTGGATGCGCCCTAAAGAGGCTATAAGCATTAAAGAGAATGTCTTTGGCACTGAACGATTTCACGATATGTTTGTTAAGGCTTTAGATTATTGGTTTCCTAATGAATCAGCGTGTTATCTAGCTGGAGTTAGAGCGGAAGAAAGCCCTACTCGCTTGGCTGGTCTAACCACTGCGGCAACCTACAAGGACATAACGTGGGGTAAAAAACTCAATGAGAAAAAAGGCCATTACACGTTTTACCCTATTTGGGATTGGTGCATGAGTGATGTATGGAAGTATATTCACGATGGAGGTTGGGAGTACTGCAAGATATATGATGAATTGTATAGGTACGGAATAAGCCCTCGCAATATGCGTGTATCAAACCTTCACCATGAAACGGCAGTGCATAGCTTGTTTTTCCTACATGAAATAGAATCTGATACTTGGGATGCTTTAACTAAGCGTCTTGGGGGCATAAATCAAGCTAAACACATGAAGAAGAATGAGATGTTTGCGGTGCAAGAATTGCCTTATATGTTTGAAAGCTGGCAAGACTACAGAGATTATCTTACTGAACACTTGATAACCATGCCGAAGCATAGAGAGGCGTTTGTCAAAAAGTGGGCAAAGATGGATGATTTTTATGGTGATATGGCAAAGCCTAAAGACTTGGTAAAAAAGCAAATATCATCATTACTAGCCAATGATTGGGAATTTGTAAAGTTAGCTGGATTTATGAATAGCCCCCCTATGATTACATACCGAGATTGGAGAAGAGGAAACATCTCTAACAGGCAAAGACTTGATAAAAACATGGTATACATTCAACCACACAAAATCGGAGAAATAGATGAGCGATTTGCCAAACCATCCAATAAGTGAAGTTATATGGGCATCTATTGAGGATGTAACCCCTAATGACTACAACCCTAACTCAGTAGCAGGTAAGGAGATGGGGCTTCTGTACACATCAATAAAGCATGATGGATATACACAGCCTATCGTTACTATATGGGATGAAGAATTAAAAAAGTACGTTATTGTTGATGGGTTTCATAGGTACTTCATATGTAAAAATAACAAAGACATTCAAGACTCAACTGGTGGCAGGGTTCCTATAGTAGTAATTAAGAAAAGTATTAATGAAAGAATGGCCGCTACTGTAAGGCACAATAGAGCTAGAGGGGCGCACTCTATTACAGGGATGTCTAACATGGTTTTTTCAATGCTTGATAATGGTTGGGAGGATGACAAGATATGTAACCACCTAGGAATGAGTGCTGATGAGTTGCTAAGGCTAAAGCACATAACAGGGTTTTCTAAGTTGTTTGCAGATGCAGAGTACAGCAAATCATGGACTACTAAAGACCAGATACGCATAAAGAAAGAATACAAATCTTTAGACAAATCTAAATAATTTGATAACGGTAACGCTATGAGCCAGAAACTAACGGAAGATTTAAAAATAGCTATAAGAGATGAATTTGTTCATGGTTTTACTAATGAGCAGGGGGTTAGAACTTATCCTACTATAGACGCTTTAGTTAAGAAGCATAGGGTCTCTAGGTCTACCCTGTACAGTTATTCCTCGGATGAGAACTGGCAGTCTCAGAAAAACACCGTTCAAACTAAGATTCAAGAATCTTTAGATGAGGAGAGAATCAATAGGATGGTGTCTGACTCTAAGAGGCTGGATGATACGGCCATACAGATAGCTCAAGCTATGCTTGGTAGGGTGGGGCAGAAGCTACAGAGGGCGCAACAAGATGAGAGGGTAGACCCTAATGAGCCTGTTAAGCCTTTTATTGAGGCTATGACAATCCAAGAGTTACAGGCGGCATCTCACGTTGCTCAGAATGCACAGAAACTTGGCAAACTCGCCCTAGGCGAAGCACAGGAAATTTCAAAGGTATCAGCAGATGTCAGCAATCCAGAAGCCTTCCACAGAGTTATGGAACAACTTGACGAGCTTGCGAACGCACGGTCACAAGGCGGTAGCAAACCTCTACACTGAATGGCTCAGTACCGCTAGGCCGACTCAAATAACCCCTCAAGGTAATTGGCATATATGGTTGATCCTTGCTGGCAGGGGGTGGGGAAAGACTAGGACAGGTGCGGCTGATGCTATGCTGTACGCTTTGCGAAACCCTAATGTTCAGGTTGCTGTAGTTACCCCAACATTCGGAGATATTAGGCGTGTTGCTTTCGGGGGTGTATCAGGGATATTAAAAACTATGCCTGAGGGTTGTATGCTTGCGGGTAGAGGTCAAGGTTACAATTCTTCTGCATCAGAAATACGCTTATTTAATGGCTCCATAATCTATGGCTTTTCTGCTACTGAGCCTGATCGGTTAAGGGGTCCACAGTTCCATAGAGCATGGTGTGATGAGTTAGCGGCATGGCGGTATCCAGAGGCTTTTGACCAGCTAATGTTTTCCTTGCGGTTAGGTGATAACCCTCAATGCATCATCACTACCACGCCAAGGCCGACACCTTTAATCCGACAGTTGCTAGAAAGAAACGATGTGGTTGTTACTACAGGCAGTACTTTTGAGAATGAAGCTAATCTAGCATCCTCAACTCTAGCCATGCTTAAAGAAAAGTATGAGGGGACTGCTCTTGGTAGGCAGGAATTGTATGCTGAGGTTCTTGATAACCTAGAAGGGGCGCTTTGGAATAACAGCATGATTGATGCGGCTAGGCGGCCTAAAGACACTAAGG